GCGTACCACCATGCCATCAGAGCGGCCAGCAGCACCGCCGCGGCGGCGATCAGCCAGGCGCGGTACACCTTGACAAGCGTCTTGTAATCGGTCATTTGTCCCATTTCCCTTCGTTGAGCCATTTCTGTACGCCGTCGAAGGCGGCCTGCAGCGTCTCCTGGATCTCCTGGTAGCAGATATCAAGCAGCGGGCCGCCGACGTAGCCTCCCATCGCGATGATCACGGCGCTCAGCTCGCGGTTCACGTTCAGCGCGTCGAGCGTCCAGGCGATCAGCGCCCCCACGCCGCCCGCCGAGAACAGCCCTACGACGAAGCGACGCGCGTTGAACGGCTCGCCCATGTGTTCACGGCTGGCGCGGATGATCTGAAAGCAGATCGCCAGCGCCGCACCCGTTCCTCCGGTGACCATCAGGTCAAGCAGCGTTTTGTCGTTAATCTCTTCGCCGGGCATCATTATCACTTCTTTTTCGTGCGCTTGTCCCAGACGATCAGTCCGGGAACGTCGCGACAGTCGATATGGACCCAGTTGTCATAAACGCCGAGGCCGTGCAGATCAGGAAGGATTCCGCAGTGGGACAGGGCTTTCAGCGCCTCGAAGATCGCCTCCGGTGACACACCGTTGATGTAAAAGTCCATTGCCCGCCCGTACATGTGCTGTGAATTCGGTGATCCACCGGATGCGGCGTTATGATCGCGGCACCGGCAGACGCTTGTGGGGATCATCGGCCGGTCGCCGAGTGCCGAACGGATCTTCTCGGCCAGGCGTATCAACACTGGGTCTGTCCAGTCCTTGCCGCAGTGCTTGCAGGCGCACTCTTTGACGGAAAAATGTTCGCTGTGCATTTTAGCCATTTTCATCTCTCCTTAAAACAGAAACGTGACTGACCTGTCTCAGGGCAGTCACGTTTCTTATGAAGGTCACACCGGCCAGGTGATCTCGATCGCGTTCAGTTCCTCCTCCGTCTGCGCAGCGTTGATGGCTGCCCGAAGCTCCTGTTTTCGGGCATGGCATTGCGCATAGGCGGCGAGCATTTCGACCTTGATCGCTTCCATAGTCTCAAGCGGCACGTCATAGTGCGTCACGTCTTCAGCGTCGGTCAGGTAGCCGGTCGACTGTCCGGTCGCTTTGAGCAGCTGAATTGCGCCCTCGACTGCAAGCGTGTCAGAGCGGTCGAACTGCATCGACCAGCCCTGCGAGGTCGTGAACGCCCCCGAAACACAGGCATCGAATAAGGCTTCAAGCTCGGCCAGTTTGAGCCCTTTCAGCTCGTCAAATGTTGGAGCCAACACGGATTCGATTTCATAACGATCAACATATTCGATGATTCGCGCATTGTGTTCATTACACCATGCTGCGGCAGCTGCATATTTATCCCAATCTTTCACAGGCTTAAAAAAAACAGTTCCAATCATTTTAAGATCTCCTTTTTAGGCACTGTAGCCTATTGCAATATATGAGCAATTTCCTATCGTTAGGCCGGCAGCGTTATATAAATATCCCTTAAATCCGGTTGCTGAACGTTCGAGCGGCACAGCGGTAGTATTGCTGGCGGTCGATGTGCTGACGGGACATACAAAGCAAGCGATTCGCGGCGTTGCATTGAAAGCCACCGGAAACGTAACAGTTTTGCCTGCAGCCGTAGTCGAGTAATCGCCCCAGCACGTCGTCAGTCCTGATTTGTATTTGATGTAGCCTGCCGTGTTGTTCATCGTTTTGGCAACGACGATTTCCAGATCTTTTGCATCCCACTGCAGATTGCCCGACGCCTTGCCTTTCAACGCCTTGATGTCCGTCCCGTTGCTCGCGTAGAGCACAAAATCGCCTTGGTTTTCTGTTTTGTCATAACCATGCAGAGCCAGCGTCGCACCTTTATACCAGCCGCTCCCGCCGTGAATCTGCGTCTCTGCAGTATCAACATTGTTCATCAGATGGGCATAATGTAATATAATATTGCCGGTTATCGTGCCGCCACTCAGAGACAAAAAAACGCTGTCCAATTTATTTTTCAGATATGTGTACAGTGTGCTGAACTTGCGTCTGAAATAATTTGTATTCGTCGTGTCGCCGCCCACATGCTGAGAAACAAAGTAATCATTATCCTGCGGCGTAGAAGTTGCCGTAGACAAGGCGTTAATAAGGGCAGAAGCAAGATTCGTATTGTTGCAGGGTGTAATGACACCGTTGCTGTTTGAATAAACAGGATTCGTCTCGGAACCGACCGATGCAGGGATGAATGCAGAGATGTCGCTGAGTCGTGATGAAGCTGTCCATCCTTGCCACACAGCACCCCAGAAATGACCGAAATAAACCCTGTCACTCAGTCGCGGCGATGTGAGCATAAATACGCGATAATTCGTATTGTTGCTTAAACACCAGATATGATAATCGCCCAGATTATTATCAGGTGCGTTGCCTGACGGGGACGATGCGAGTGAGATACATGTGTAATATCCAACACGAGAAAAATCATTTATGTTCATGACATAATCAGAACCCAAGTCAGCGACTCTGTTCGGCATGTACGTATCAGGAACAGCATCCAGTGCTTTTTTATCTGTTGCGCTCATCAGTCCGGCCTTGCTTCTCGTCGCCTCCGTTGCCGGGATCGTGATCGTCTTATCGTCCATCGCGGTGACGTGCCCCGTGTCGTCGCTTTTGACCTGCGACACCGTGACCGCATCGCCGAAGCCAGGCGTCTGATTCGTCGTCGGCTTGCCGATTTGCGCGGTGTAGGACGGGTGGGTGAACACGGTGTCCTGCGTATTGATCGTGTGCGTGTCGCCGTCGCCCATCGTGTAGGTGATTGTGCGTCCGCTGACGCTCAGGCTCTTGACGGCGTTGTCCTTCACGTATTCGATCGTCGCGTATGCTTCGTTCGAGTCGGGCGCCAGCGTGATGTTCGCCTCGGCACTGACGACCAGTTTGAAGCGCAGCCGCAGGTTGATCCCCGTTCCCGCGGAGCTGGCCGGCTTTTCGATCTCCGGCGTTTCGCCGTAGGCCACAAGGCGCGGCGTTGCCGCGTTGTCGTAGATGCCGAACTCACGGATGGTCCAGCCGCCTGTTTCGGGCGGAACGACCAGCGTGCCGACGATGGTGTTCGGGTTGGCGCTGTCGCGGCCAAGGTCGTTCAGCGGCGCGCGGTATTGCTCGTTGACCAGCGACGTGCGGCTGGGATCCACGGTCACGGCGCTGCCGTTGCCGTCGCCCAGCGCCATCTTCGCCCAGGTGAGCGTCGTGCCGCTGGCGATAGCGTCGGCTACCAGCGCCGCGCCGACTTCGGTCAGCGTTGCTCTGTACGTTGTTGGCATGATGTTCTGTCTCCTTTTTATGCTCTCATCCTAAAGGGCTAGCTTCGCGTCGCGTCGATCATCACGTCGATGTACCCTGTCAGGACGCTGCCGGCGTAGAACGTGCCCGTCGACGGCTCGCTGTTGTAATGCACGTCGATGTTGCGCAGATGCCGGCTGGCCGGCTTGGCAATGTTCACATAGCGGATGCAGCGGTCGCGCGCCTCGGCCAGATCGACTTCGACGTCCACGTAAAGGTCGACGTCAAACAAAAATGGCTCGCCCGTCGCCTCGTTGATGCTGACTTCGTAATTGATCGGCGCCAGCGCCTCGTCCACTGCTTTGCGCGTGCCTTTGTAGCGGTGCATGAGCAGCAGGCGCTTGACTGTCTCGCGCTTTTCCCGCAGCGTCAGCGTGGTCTCGTAGAGGTCAACATGCCACTGCCACGCCAACAGGTCGATCAGCTCTTCCGGCAGCTCGTCGATGCGCGACAGGATCGGCAGCGTCCGCGCGAAATCGGCAACGGCGTGAAGTTCGGGGTCGATCGCCTGCGCGGCCGATCCCACCTGCGCATCGCCGGCAATGCTGGACGGCAGCAGCTCGGCAAGAGCAAGAGCGTCCAGCGTCTTACTCATCGTCAAAGCCTCCGAACGAAAGCGTCGGCGCCGCAGACGGGATGGCGATCTGCGAGACCGTCAGCGTCCGAAACGCCGGCGACGCCAGTGTCACGCGCGTAGCGCCGGCCAGCATGACGCATGAGATCAGCTCCGAGGGGTTGATGTCGCGGCCGATGCGCGAGCGCTGCCAGAGGATATATTCGTCCACGGCCGTCGCCACGTCGCGCGTGATCGTGCTGTTCGTCCTGCTGGCGTAATAGGTCAGGTCGATGGCGTAATCGACGACGGTCGGCGCGACGACGTGCACAGTGTCCGTCAGCGGACGAACTTTGCTGGCGCTGCACGACTCGGCCACAGCATCGAGGATCTCCTGTGACGGGAGCATACCGCCGGTCATCAGCGGATAGATGTACACGTGTCCCGGTTCCGTGGCCGGTCCGTCGACGGTCACGTCGAGGATGGCCGGGCTCGCTGTTTTCGCCCAGAACTCATACGCCTCTTTCGAGCCGGCAACGCTGAAGCTTTCCGGCGCCAGACGAACGCGTTCGCGCAGCGCCGTGTCGGATTCGATGTCGGCGCCGCCGGAACTGGCCGTCGTGTTGCTGACGGATTCGATATACGCGATCGGGTCGACAAGCTGGTCGATCTGCCCAACGACAAAGCCGTTGCCCACTTCGCCCGCCGTCAGACATTCGACGTTCACATCGGCATACATATCTCCCGCCGCGATCGTCGCGGCCTCGGTGACGGAGAACATCAGGCTGCCGTCGGGCGTCACGCGCGTGCCGGCGGGAATGAGCACGCCAAACGTGCGCGGCGAACTGAGCGAAAAGCGCACAGTGCACAGCGCCGCTGCTGCCGGCAATCGCGTCACGCCGAGGAACGCCCCGAGATGGTCGAGATAATCGCCGCTGGCGTAGGCCAGCAGGTTCTGCTTGGCTGACCAGTCGATCAGCTCTCGCTGCTGCACGATGACAGCGGCAACGCTCTCCAGAAAAAGGCGGACCGGATCGCCATTTGCCAGCGATCGGCCCGCCACGGTCTCGTATTGTGTGATGATCCTGCTTTCCACGCCCTCCGCGTCGGCGTCGAGGAACGTGATCTGCGGCAGTGCCGCAAGGTCAACCGACATCGATCTCCACCTCCAGTTTGGGGACAAGGCGGCCGTCGGCGTCACCCGTGTAGGTGACGCGCTTCACCGCGGCGCGCGGCTCGTATTTGTGCACGGCCTTGACGATCTGTGCCGTCAGCTTGGCCTGCGCCCCGGGCCTCGGCGGGGCGGTCCGGGCGGCCGGC